CGAGAGTTGGGTCTACCCAGTCAGGGTTCAACGTCCATGTAGTGCCGTCAAAGAAATACTTGTTGCCAGTCCAGTCGTCTGGGGCGTTGGTCACGTTGTCAGTGACGGTCACTGTGGTGCTGTTCAAATCACCAATGATGAACTGAGCAGGATCACCCACTGTGATGTTGTCTGCCGTGGCAGTAATGGTCACGTCATCAGCAAGAAGGTACTTGCTCAAGCCGCTGGATGTTTCAACGATAGTCTTCATCAGTTTAACCTTTCACGATGATTTCAGTAGAGGAGATGGCAGTGCCAGCCACGACAGACGGATCACCCGCCGTTGTGCCTAGAGAGCCATCCGTTTGAACATAGTAAGTCTGACCCGCAGTTAAACCGCTCTGGTTGCGGTCCACTGTGCAGGTCGAGTTGACCAAGGCGCTCTGCGTGTCAGCGTATGTGTGGGCAGCGAAGCCAAGGAAGTTCTCAGAGGTAAGAACACTTGCTGTTGAATTGTAAAGTGTAGCAGTACCTATTTCAGCACTTGTCGCTGAACCATAGCCAATACAAGTAAGGTTTGAGTTTGTGTCATAGGCTAAACCAAACTCTAACCCATAGTCAACGCTGCCACCATCTCTAATGCGAAGCTGCGCACCAAAAGAAATATCAGTTCCACTGATTGTACCATTCTGAAGTGTGCCAACACCCCCAGACCCGTCAGTGTAGACAACTGAAGTTACATTAGCATCAGGATTATAGATACTGTTTAAATTATTCACACTATCATCTGTGTAAAAAACTGCTTCAGTACCAAAAGTTATGTCCGTTCCAGAAATAGTTGCAACTCGACATCTGCCATCATTACTGTTTCCGACATCTCTATAAAAAATAGCAAACTTATTGGCAGTTGTATCAAAAGAAATAGCCATACTGTTTGTATTGTTACTAACAAATGTAGCTTCAGTGCCAAAACTGATTCCTGTTCCAGATACCGTTCCTACAATAGCCCTACCACTTGCATTTCCTATCTCGTAAATAACGACAACTTTGTTTGCATTACTATCAAAGCTACATTTGCCGTGGTCAGTCCTAACACTACTAAAAACTACTTCAGTACCAAAACTTATGCTTGTGCCAGATACCGTTCCTACAATAGCCGTGCCGTAATTAGAATTACCTGCATCTCTGTAAGTAATAACAACCTTGTTACTATTAGAGTCAAAGGTTGAATCTGCATAGAAAGTAGTACCGCTATTAAACGTGGACGCAGAGCCAAAAGTTATAGACGTACCAGATACCGTTCCTACAATAGCCTTACCATGGTCAGTACCATCCTGAACATCAGTGTAGCACACAACTACCTTATTACTATTAGAGTCAAAGTTAATTGAAACATAATTTGCATCACCTGAGTAGAAAACTACTTCTGAGCCAAAAGTTATTGCACCGCTTGCTATTGTTCCGACAACAGCCGTGCCGTAACCAGAGTTACCAGCATCCCTATAGGCAATAACTATTTTGTTACTATTAGAGTCAAAAGTAGCCGCAATAAACTCAGTCTGTGCGTTGTTAAAAATGGTTGTATCTACTATTGACGGAGCAGGAACACTCACCGTCCCATCGCTGTTCACAACGACAGTATCACCAGTGGACAAAGCACCAGAAGCCACCGCCCTTACCTGAGCGTCTTTCTCTACATTGCCGATCAAACGCATGGCGGCTCTCCTTACGAGATTTCTTCGTAGCTCACGATGACTTCGAGGTCGTTGGCTGCACTAGCAGTCGCTGTGATCGACTTGTCTTCTTCGAGATACAACGCTGTGTTCTTATCAACAGCAATCAAGGAAGCGTCAGCAGGAACCGATGCAGTTGCAACCAGCGAGTAGGCTGTGCCACCGCCAGCAGCGGCGCTGTGTACGTCAATCGTAACATCAGCGGCGTTTGTGCCATCGACGTTTGCGACTTGGATCATGTTGATCTTAAACACCTTGCCCGATGATGCAGCGTTGCTGACCAGCGTTGTTTGCGAGGTTGAAGACAAAGCCACCAGCGCCGACTTGGCGGTGATTGTGGCGACATTTACTACGTTTGGGGCGGCCATGGTTTTCTCCTATTAACCGAATACAATTGCCATTGCGATGGCTTTACCTGTTGAAGCCGCTGCGTCTGCCTTGTCTTCGACGGTCTTTAATGTCGTGTCAAGGTCGTCCCAGTTGCCGTTTAGATAACCACCCCAAGCGTCTTCATCGCCGCCTACGGTTGGTTTATTCCAAGAATAATTTGTCGTTGTGGTAGGCATTACGCGGCCCTCTCTAAGTAGTCTGCTTCTGTCCAAGTCGTTGATGGATCAGATGCGTCTGTCCATATAGTTGTCGGGTCAGGTGCGTCTTCCCACTTATATCTTGCATTTACTACAGGCGTAAACGCAATATCATCGGAAACCGCAACATTTCTTACCCTGATATAACCTATATCGGAAGAAATTGAAATAGCTGCGCTAGAAGAGGCAACTACGTCAATTACGCCATTAGATGTAAACGCAAAATCAATCGAAGTTGACGACGAAACATTGCGCGTAATCCCGCCAGCAACGCTCACAGAAAATGCAATGCTTGCAGTTGCGCTGGCATCTTCCGTGCTGCGGTTCTCGCCGTAAATATACGAGCCATAAGTGTTAAGACCGTAACCCGGACGAAAACCGGGGATAACCTCGTATGTAATAGCAGATACGTTCGCAATGCCGCCAAGACTTATGCTGGCCGACGCGTCAACAATGCGAACACCCGTAGGTTGTGACGCAACAAACGCAATGGACGCAGACGATAACGCGTCAACAATCGTAACAGCAGACGCAGATGCAGAAACGCCAATAGACGCAGAAACAGCGCCCTGCGTCGTCTCAGGCTCGCCGTATAACCCAGAGTTAAAAACCCCTGAGTTATATGTGGAGCGCAAGGCCATTAGCTTGCCGTAATATCAAGATCGCCAGTTGGGATGCGGAACACATCGCCATCGTTGATGGCTTTGGCAGTGTCAAGCGCAGAATGGATAATCATGTTACCGCCAGAAGACGCGTCCATGATGCCGATCCATCCGATTGTACCCCAGTTGCCACCGCTGGCCGCTGGAAACTCAATCGACGCTGTGTTCGACGCCGTGTCGCCAGTGACACTGAATGTAGCCGAAACGCGAGCATAGCCAGAGCCAGACACCTCAGTGCCAGCAGTGCCAGTGTCAGTTGGGTCAGATGTAAACAAGCCGACATACCAAGCTGTCGGGCGGGTTACGCTACCAGTTGTCAACAAATACTGAAGTGTACTTGTCTCAAAAGCATTTGTTAGTGACATGGATTTCTCCGTTAGATATATCTGTGGCGGTTATACACCAGTTTCAGCCTAATAGCTAGTCACGCGCATACGGATGCCAGAACCAGCAAATCGAGTGTCATCTGACGCCCTTTGCAACGATTGAATTGCAGCTGAATAAAGCGCAGCCCAAGTCTCAGCGCGGGCGTCGTCATTCAAGTAAGGCGCAGACTGAATTAACGCGCCATACAAGTAAACGTCAGGCGCATCGCGCAGCAGCCAGTTGTCAGCATTGCTGTCGCTCAATTCAGGCGTCTTTGCGTAATACTGGAGCTGCATTGTGTACTCGCCATCAGGCGTTGGAAACACCTCAATCGTATCGCCAATGTTTGCGTAAAAACGCGGACGACCCGCAATGTCAGAGTTGCGCTCACGATACTCAAGCATGTCATCGCGCGAAATTAACTCAAGGCGATACGTTGTGCCAGATGTAATGCCAAAGCGTACAGTTTCAATCCAATCAGCAGGCATCTGCACATAGCGGCTGTCCAGCGTAGCATCAACGCGGTTGACCATCTTGTAATGCCGCAAGTCACGATTAATGCCAGCTTCCGCCAAACTAATAAAATCAGGAATAACCGCTGTAAGGTCGTCGCGGTTAAGCCAGTTGGCGATGCTAGACTTTAGCTCTGCGTAAGTTGTGATTGCCATTAATTATAACCTATTTGCTTAAGGTAATTATTGAAAATCATTTGCGCTTGTGCTGGGTCTTGAATTGCAGACTCGTTTCCCATTTTTTTCATAATATCAACAAATTGCGGAAACGCAGGGTGTTGCATCATGGGAGTTTGCATTTCGCTCAAACGAGGTGTGTCATCTCTGCCCGCAAAAGGCTGAGTGAGCGGAATATCTGGTCGATTGTTAAGCGCGTTTCTGTAAGCATCAATTGGGCCAACGCTATAAACATTTTCACGCAAAGTGTTTAACGTGGACTCGCGAGGCCCTGCAACACGATTACGGTTCGCCATTTCCATATCAGAAAGTTGACCACCTAAACCCGGCGTCATCTGTGCAACACGATTACGGTTTGCCATTTCCATATCAGAAAG